TTATTTAATTATCTTATCCATTCCTCTTAAATTCATTAAGAGTCTTCCCGGATGAATATTACTAATTCTTATTTTTGCATTTCTTAGTAATGCAGTTCTGTCTTTTTTTGCTCTTGCAATTATATATTCTTGCACTCCAAATTTAGAGTTTAATATCTCGTATTTAATTGCCGCATAGATATATTGTTCAAATAACTTATTAACAGTAATCAATAAGTTATCCCCACCTTCCATACCATCAGATACATATTCAAGAATACAAAGTTCTCCTGCCATACTTGAGTCGAAGTTTATAACTCCTGCTTTCTTATCAATCTTAAAAGTAGGATTGAAATTTGCTGTCTCTGTATTTAAGCCAAATGCAGTCTGAATACCATAATCAAAATACCACATACCTTCATAATACCAACCCTCTGAACCGTGAAATTGATTTCCTTGATTTAGATAGATACTCTTTTTTAATTTAGTCAATCTATCGTAGTCAATGTCAGAGTATTGTGGTCTAAGTATATTTCCGTTTTGGTCAAACAAAATATTTCCTTGTTGGTCCTGTAGATATGCATTAGAGGATATTGCTTGAATATTTTCTGTCAATGGTCTTAACCAACCATCTTTGTATAAAGAAATACGAACCCAATTCACATAGTCAGATGGAAGTACATATCGTAATGAATCAGCCACGCTTAACTCTAATACTTTGATTTCCTTGAACGCATCATAGTTAAGCTCTTGTATAGCACGTTTTGCGTGAAAGATTACTTTGTAGCGTTCTTCATTATTTACTAATGAATGATTTCCTGCGTACATTAATAAAAAATTATTAACTACATCATCTAAACTGACATATTGGTAAGAACCCCAATTTGCATCTTGTGGGGTAGTTCCATTATTGTCATAATATTCGTATTGCGATATATATGCCATTTGTTATTATTTTATTGTTGGATACTAAATGTAGGCTGTTCGTGTGCTTGTTGAGTCATACCAAATTGAGTAACTTCCATTTCACGAATTTCCATACCAAAGTATTCTAACATCTTTGTTACTAATTTATATCCATCTTCATTCGGTAACTCAAAGTCTTGATAATCAGGTTGTGATTGGTCAAACACAGGCTCTCCATTTGCTAATGTAATATAAGTCCATTTTGGAACTTTAGGGTATCTGAAATATACTGCTTCAACTTTTCCTTTTGCATTTATAGTATTAGGATATAATTTAATGGTCTGACCTTCAAGTGTATAAGAAGGATAGAACTCAGAAGGAGTTGTAAGTGATGACGCATTAAGCATTGTTATTTTTCCAACACTAACTTTATCGGCTTCTTTTGATGCAGAGGCTTTTAATACTATATATCCATTTGGATTTGTAGTGAAAATATTAGCTGTTAATGGTAAAGTAGTATTTGTAAAACTATTAGATAATACATAAGCAAGAACTCCTGTTGTTGTATTAACTACAATATCTCCAACTGATATTCCATCAGATAAAAAAGTAGCTGATGAATCAATTAAAAATGGCGTAGGACTTGGTGCTGTTGTTCCTGTGTTTACACCGCTTGCAAGCTCATTAGTATAACAAAGTAATTTAAGAATATAATAAGCATCATTTCCAACTGTAGTAAGTGTTGGAACAGAATATATATTATTTCCTAAATGAGCTAAATAATCGGTCTTTAAAAAAATCTCTAATGTTTCAGCAATAGGACTCTCAATATCTGCATAGTCAGTACCTGATGCACGTGAATTTTCTGCATTTATAGTTTTATTATAACTGCTATAGTATTCTTCATATAACTCCATTTGTGCATTTGCAGCAATCAAATTGAAATCTGATGGAGAAATGTATCCATAATTATTCTTATTTAATATGGATAATACTGCATTTCTAACTTCGTTTATCATTTCAAATCTTTTTACAAATATAGTAAAAAAAAAGCACAGAACTAAATCTGTGCTAATTTTGAATTATTAATACTTTTTTTTATTTTGGTAGGTTTGCTTCTAACATTTTTAGAGAATCAATACCCTCATCGCTTGATAAGAAATGACCTGCTGTTTCATAAGGGTCTTCTCCGTATGGTACAGAAATCATTTTCTTTCTATTGGTTGGAGTATTAAACCAAACCTCTCTATCGTTGTTGCGTAATCCTAATAATTTTTCTTCAAAGAACAATCTGATTTTTGCTTGGTATTGCAACTCAGGGTCATTCAATGTAGTCAAGAATCCTCTTGGGTCATTTTTAGCAAACACTAATATGTCTCGTTTTAATTCTGCTGTTGAAATTGTTGAAGGGTCTTTACCAAACATAACTCTTGTAAGAGTTTCAATTTGTTCAAGAGAAAGTTTTCTTGCTTCAACCAATGCATCAATTTCAAGGTCTAAATCCTCTACTTCTGAAGCTGCATCTTTTTCATCATCTACCTCAACAAAAATCCTTCCATTTAAAGGATGATAATGTAAGAAAGCTTGTAGTGCAGGATTTGTTCTCGGAACAGCTAAGAAGCCATCTTCAAACATAATTGGTTCAATGATTGCATTACCATCTTGTTCATCCTCAAAAGGAGACTTTTGGTTTATCGCATATCTAAGAGCACGGTTTTCTTGTTTTTTTTCATCAAACCACATTAGTGGGAATCGTGGATGATTTCTTGCCGCTAAGCTATATGAAAGCGGACTTCCTGTTGTTAATCTATAGACCTTGTCTACTAAAACTACTGTTGCCATTTTATTATAATTTAATTTGATTTAATTATTTTTTTAAAAAATATACAGAGGGACATTGATGTCCCCCTGTAATATTTAAACTATTGATTATCCGAAACGGAATAATACGAAGTTATTTGCACCTAAAGTACATACACATCTTTCAGACAAGAAGTTAACCTCCATTGCATCCAAGTCGCTTGTAGCAGCACCACCCGCAGAACCTGTAATCCAAGTTTTGTATCTTCTATCTTCAGCCTCTGATGCACGGTATCTCACGTGTAAGAAAGGTCGTTTTGCGTTTTTACCCATTATTTGGTCATACACTGAAGTAGAACCTGCAGGAACTAAAAGACCTGTGATTGTACCTGTTGCAGTAGCAGCAGTATTGTTCAATCCACCTCTCATAGTTGGGTCGTTTAGGTATTTCCAATCAGACTTGTAGAAATCGTAACCTCTACGGAATCCTGTGAAACCTAAGTTTAATGCCATATTCACATCATTGTCGAATAAACCGAAAGATGCAGATTGAGCAACACCACCTGAAGTATATCCATTTAATGTAGCTAACATATTGTCGATGTCAAAAGACAATCCACGATTAACAAACACAACATTTTCTTCGATAGCTCCTTGCTTATCTAAACGAGAAACAATAGAATCCCAATCAGATAATGAAGTTGGTGTACCACCACCCCATACGTTACCTCTTTGGTTTACAACATAGAAGATACCTTCAGAACCACCGGCAGTACCACCTAAAGCAGTTAATGCACCTGAACCTGATTCAGCAGGAACTGCTTCAATCATTGCAGTCTCGATGTAGTCTTCAAAACGTAAACGAGTTTCGTGCTCTGATTTCAAATACCACAAGTAACCTGTAGCACCGTTCTCAGTAGTAACTTCAACCCATCCGATTTGAGCCATATCTGAACCGTTAACAGCATATTTATCTTTCAAGATAATAGGCTTGTTAGAGTAGATGTCATCTTCAGCTTCCAAAGAACCAACCATTCCGTTAGTACCTTTTTTGAACTCAGAACCATAAATGAATACAGTACAAGCAGTAGATACAGCAAAAGCTTGTCCTGTTGCCTCGTAGTAAGCTACTGTAAAAGTAGTTGCTGTAGGAACCGCAGTAACGATTGCTTTGTTGTAAACACCTGATGTGTTGTTTTGAATCATTAAAGTTTGTCCAACTCTAATTGCGATGTAAGTAACACCTGAATCAGCTACTGTAAAAGTTGCTGTGTTAGCACTAATTGCTGCCGCAGAAGTACAACTTGTGTACTTAATGTGAAGACGACCTTGTTCTGCCCATTTGATTTGGTCAGAGTTAGAAGGCATCTCAGCACCTACCATTCTCAAGAATGATGCGATGGTTCTATTACCATATCTTTCAAATTCTTTCTCGTAAGTATCAGGAAGATACTGATTCAAGAAGTTGAAGTTAGTAATATAGTTTGTCTGTAACGCTACTTGCTCCGCTGCCGGTTGTAATGCATAAGTAGGGTTGTTTAATAAAGCACTTGCCATTTTAATTAATTTTTAAATTTATAATCTTTTTATACTGCGAATTTTTAGACCTTTACCCGAATCAGGATTCATCGCTTTTACCTGCATTCCATCCGTTGACTTTGTAACTTGAGGAACTCTGTTCTCAGACATTTGAATATTTTTAATGCCTTTCATAGTACCCTCCGTTGCATCTGATTGCCCTTGTTCATAAAAGAACTTTGCAAACCTCTCAGGATTCATAGCTACAGCTAATGACCTATGATAACCTGACGCATCTTTAATCAACCCTTGCTCATCTAAAAACTTGTTAATAAAGTTTGCAGGTGTGGCTTGAGCTTTCTTAAGTTCGTTGGCATCTCCGGGATTGAAAGTGATTCGTTTATCATTAACATTGAACTCAAAACCTTTGAACTCTCCATTAAATACTTCATCAGACTTTTGGTTAAACCAATTTCTTTTTCTTTCATTCTCTTCATCAACAGTCTTCGCTTGCTTAGTATATTGCTTGTAGCTTTCATAAATTTCTTTTTCCTCATCAGGAACAAATGCGGTACTTGACTCAAGTGGCACTTTGTACTGTTCTTTTTGATTATTAAAAAATTTTTTTGCCTCAGCAACAGCCTTTTTCTTTGAGATTTTAACTCTCTTAATGTGTGATTCGTCATCAATATCTTCATCGTAACGATAATCATCCATCAAAGAATCAATATCATCTTCGTCAAGCCCATCTTGAGTGGCTGACAAATAATTCTTAAGTAACTTTTCAGGGTCCATAGAATCAAAGTCTTTTTTAAGACTTAGAAAATCCTCGAATCCCCTTCCGGTTTCTTTTTTGTATTTCATATAAGCAGCAACATCTTCAGGTAAAGCCTCAGCTTCCTGTCTCTCTGTCATCAACTCATCAAATGAATTGATTTGCTTATTATATCTTTTTCCAATATACGAAAGAACTTGGTCATCATCTAACTCAGGAGCTTTGTACTCATCTTTTTCAACAATAACATTTTCAATAACTTCTTCAACAACTTTTACTTCGGGAATCTCTTGACCCGGAAGTCTAACATTTTCAAATTGCTGTTCGTGTTTCTCAAGTAATTCTTGTTCAACTTGAGCGGTACCTTTTTCTTCTATACCATCTAATACTCTAACTTTTAATTCCATTTGATTTGATTTAATTTTTTACAAATTTATATAAAATTTTTGACATTATTAACGCGGCTCAAATTCAGCTAAATCAAACCCATCTAAACTGTCCTCATTAGACTCAAAATTTAATGGAGGAAGATTGTTTTTACGTTGGTCTATTAACTTTGATTGCTCTGTATTTTGTTGGCTAATACGCTTAGCCTTAGCTACTTCTCTATCTTCTTCACGCTTACTCAATGTACCCATCTCCATTCC